CCCGCGATGACTCTCAAGATTGTTAAAAGTATTTTCATTTAGCTCTCCTATAATTAGAGAATTGAAAAACCCGATTCCAAAAACGGAATCGGGGAGACGGGGTGTTGAATAGTCAACATCCACATTTCCAGGCACACGCCCAAAACTCAGATTTTTCCTAAAAAAACACGCCCAAAACTCAGATTTTTTCTAAAAATTTTTCCCGCATACGCGGAGCCTGTTGATTTTCCACAAGATATAAGCTATGCTTATGCCCAAATACTATGGGAAACCTATGTCTATAACTGCAGGCGACGTTGCATACCTCCAATCCTGTTATCCTCGGGCAGCCATAACTCCGTTAACAGCCCAACAAGAACAGTTTGTTTTGTATATTTTGCGTGGAATGGCCCCGACTCAGGCGGCTAGAGGCGCAGGGTATAAGAGTGCCTCCTCCACAGCAGCGCAATTAATGCAGATGGATAAAATCCAGGCGGTGCTAGCACACCTGCGGAGTGAGGAGCTGGACAATATAAAGGTGACTCGTGATCAATTGACGTTGATGTTGTTCGAAGCGCATCGAAAGTCCGCGACGGCTACTGAAGAGATAACGGCGGTGAGAGAGTTGGGTAAGATGCACGGACTTTATGAGCCGGATAAGGTGCAGACGCAGAACTTACACCTGCATAAGGTGGAACAACTGGAACGGATGGACGAAGAAGAGCTGGTTAGGCTGGCTGGAGCGGACGACTTCCATTTACCTCCTGCGGAGAACCATTTACCTCCTGCGGAGGGTCTACGAAATGACAATACCGAAGACGCTCTGTAAGAAGTGCAAAACTGAGCAAAAAGAGACCCTCATGCGTGAGGGTGTCTGTATTTTTTGCGCTCAGAAGAAATCGACGGACATCACACAGCTCCATATTAAGAATAAGTTAGCAAATCCCGAGAAAGCAGAGAAAATAAGGGCAGAAACGCAGACTAAAGCACGGGATCAGGTGCGACGGGTCGCTCAGCGGCAGGCTGTGGCGAAAGAAAAGAAGCGGTTGGACAAAAAAGCGGCGGTTACAGCCCCCGATAACAAAAAAGAGTTGGCGAAACAGGAGCTGGCGCGGCGTGAGCTGAGCAAACGACGATTGCTGCCGTTCGTCACACGATTTTTCCCAGAATATCAGGCGGGCTGGGTGCATAAGGACATATGCGAGCGGCTTGAAAAGTTCTCAGATGCGGTGGCGAACAAAAAGTCGCCGAGATTGATGCTGTTCATGCCGCCACGCCACGGTAAGAGTCTCCTGGCTTCGACTTACTTCCCAGCATGGCACATCGGGCGTAATCCGACACATGAATTTATCGCCTGTTCGTACTCAGGGTCGTTGGCGATGAGCTTCAGTAGGAAAGTCAGGCAGGTGCTGCGGGAAAAGCCGTACCAAACGGTGTTCAAAGAGACGCGGTTAGATAAGGACAGTCAGTCGGCAGAAGCGTGGCTCACTGAGAAAGGCGGCGGTTACGTCGCGGCGGGTGTCGGCGGTGCGATCACGGGTAAAGGTGCCCACGTGCTGGTGATCGACGATCCGGTCAAAAACAGAGAGGATGCGGAGTCGGAGACGGGTCGGCAGTCGGTTAAGGATTGGTACACATCCACAGCGTACACACGGTTAGCCCCCGGCGGAGGGGTGCTGGTGATACTAACGCGGTGGCACGATGACGATTTAGCCGGATGGCTGCTCCAGCAGCAGGAGTCCGGTGACAAGTGGGAGGTGATCAAGTATCCGGCGATAGCGGAGATAGATGAGCCGCATCGTGAGAAAGGCACACCGCTGCATGACGCTCGGTATGACCTAGAGTCCCTCAGGCGCATCCGCGCAGCGGTAGGCCCGCGCGATTGGTCGGCGCTGTACCAGCAGAATCCCGTCGCAGACGAGGGTGAGTACTTCACGCGTTCGATGATACGGTATTACGATACAGAGCCCCCGCGTAAGGAGATGAAAATTTACGCGGCGTGGGATCTGGCGATTGGGCAGCGTGAGGCTAACGATTACACCGTTGGAGTCGTCATGGGCGTGAGTACCGAGGACAAGTTGTACTTATTGCACGTTGAGCGGGGGCGTTGGAACGGGCACGATATCGTTGAGAAGATGCTCGATGTGTACGAAGCGTGGCGACCGGACATCATCGGGGTCGAGAAAGGGCAGATTGAGATGGCCATCGGACCGTTCCTCGAGAAACGTATCAGGGAGCGTAACTTATTCGAGGCGTACTTCAAGGATCTGAGACCGGGTAAGCGGGACAAGATGGTACGCGCCCGTGCGATTCAGGGTCGGATGCAGCAGGGTATGGTGCTATTCCCTAAGAACGCTGAGTTTACGGTACCCCTTATTAACGAGATGCTCCGTTTTCCTAACGGGGTGCACGACGATCAGGTTGATGCCATGGCATGGATCGGTCTGATGATGGCAGAGTTTAACATTTACAGAGCCCCAGTGGAAAAACCACCACCAAGCTGGCGTGACAAACTAGTAGCGTTCGGAAAAGGTAAGAAGAACGCGATGACAGCGTAGGAGCAGAGATGCCACATAACGATAGAGAAGCTCAAGCACGGTACGAGCGGCTCGGCGAAAGATTTGACGATCTCAGTTGGGATATCGGAGAAGCTCAGTATGGCTTAGGTAAAGCGTGGACTGATTTTAACTCAGACTCTCCTCCGCAACCAAGTCACCAAGAGATACTAGCAGAAGGATTGTCCCCGCAGGACCAGCAGATAATGGGTTACCACTACCAGTCACGATATGGTGGCGGAAAGACTCTGATTAATGACGATGGGTCCATGACCACGGTTCTTGCTACGGGAGTTAACGACCCTGATAACCAGTACACTATTTCACTACCCGGTTTTAATAATAAGACGGGTAAGATTATAGGGGAGGGGATGTCCCAAGAGGATCGAGATTGGGCCATATGGCAACACGCAGTAAAAAGATTCGCCCCCGAATTTACTCTACTCTCTGATAGAAAAAAGGCCACAGCTAAACTGGCGCGGATGTTCCCATCATGGAAAGAGGATATTTACTCCCCTGGGACAAAGAGAGCGTTAGGACCTGAAGGGATAGAAAAACTAAAGCAAAAACGACGGGATATGATTAATGCAGATTCTCAGCGTTTACATAAACGTATAGAAGAAGATGATAGAGCTAATCGTGATGCTGACCAGTGGCAACAACATACAGCCGCGAACGCTGCTATAAAACGAAATATAGCAGATCGTACTGGCGGCCCTATACAAAACTTATCCTCTGGAGATGCAGCTAAGAATTTTGCTGGCGCGGCAGATTACGCTTTACGGGCGTATGACATGACACCTGAGTTCTTACCTCCCAACGTCCGTTCTATAATAGCGGGGTTAGCAAGTGAGGGATTAGCTCAGACTTACCAAGGAGTGGATTTCGCCAAAGATATAGCCTCAATGGGGGCTAATAACTCATGGAATGATTACAGGTACGATATAAAAGGAAACCTTGCTGGTATTCAGGACGCAATGAAAGACCCAGAAACTTATCCACGAACCCCCGAAGGATTAGCTTCTAGAGGATTAGACTATGGATATAAGCAACGCTAATACTATTTAAAGGACAACGATAATGGCTACAGAGAATAACTGCGCTTGCGTAGACTGCAGATATAACGAAGATCAGGTATGTGGTGCGCCTGCTATCGAATTAACCTACGGACAGGATGGGCAGACATGTGAGTGTACGACCTATGAGCCCATGGACCAGCAACGGGGATCGGCACCTCCCGGACTAGGCGCTCCTAGAGGATATTGAGATGGCGAAGAATAAGCGGTATGCGAAGAGTGAGAAAGAACGCCTGTTAGCTGACGAGCAGTGGCGGCGTTATGTGCGCGCCCGCGATGGCGGTCATCTGGACTACGTTGATATGGCGAAGAAGTGCGATGCCTTCTATCGTGGCGAACAATGGGACGAAAAAGATGTCGCTAAGCTCAACGCTGAGGGCAGACCTACGCTTACGATTAATACCGTGTTATCTACGGTTAATACCGTACTGGGTGAGCAGGCGAATAAACGCGGGGATGTACGATTTCTACCGAAGCGTGATGCCACACAGGATGTCGCAGAGATCCTCAATAAGCTATTCATTCAGATCGGTGACAACAATCAGTTAGATTGGTTGGAGTCACAGGTCTTTGCTGACGGTATCATCCAAGAACGTGGTTACTTCGATGTTCGTATAGATTTCGACGATCACGTTGAGGGTGAGATTAGGATCGAGAACAAAGATCCATTAGATATTCTCATAGATCCGGATGCTAAGAACTACGATCCTAAGACCTGGAGCGAATTCTTCGAGACCCGCTGGCTCTCTCTGGAAGAGATCGAGCTTACCTATGGGCAGGATAAAGCAGATCGGCTCAAATCCATAGGTATTAATGGGCAGCGTTACAGCAAGGACAGTATTGAGATATTAGACAACCGCTTTGGTAAAACTATTGAAGGCTATGGTTACGGGGATGCATTAGATCCTGACGAAGAAGCCAGCGTGAAGTCGATTCGAGTCGTTGAGCGGCAGTACCGTAAGAATACAATGACTACGTTTTTCGTCGATAATGAGACGGGGGACATGCGGATGGTGCCCGATAACTGGTCTGAGAAACGCGCAGAGCTACTGGCGGGTCAGGCAAATTTATCTATTATTAAAAAGCGCGCCCCGCGTGTACGTTGGACGGTAACAGCAGATAAGGTGGTGCTCCATGACGATTGGAGTATATACAACGATTTCACGATCATACCATTCTTCCCATATTTCCGTAGAGGCAGACCGTTCGGTATTGTGCGTAACTTAATCAGCCCACAGGAACAACTCAATAAGATCAGCTCACAAGAACTTCATATTGTGAATACCACTGCGAATAGCGGCTGGGTGGTTGAAAGTGGCTCCCTATCTAATATGACCGAAGAAGAGCTTGAAGAACGTGGCGCTGAGACGGGACTGATTATTACCTACAACCGAGGCTCCACTCCTCCGGATAAGATCCAACCGAATCAGATCCCTACCGGGTTGGACCGCATCGGTATGAAGGCAGCGAACAATATCAAAGAGATATCAGGCGTATCTGACTCACTCATGGGGTTCGACTCTGCTGAGGTCTCTGGCGTAGCGATACAAGCTAAACAGGCTCGCGGGCAGGTACAGATCCAAGTACCCCTAGATAATCTGGCTAGAACCAGGCACATCATGGCCCTGAAAGTTTTAAATCTACTACAATCGTTCTATACTGAGGAACGAGTGATACAGATAACTGATTTTCAAAATCCCGATCAGCCCAGAACGCCAATGACTATCAATGAGGAGACAGCGACAGGGGAGGTGATCAATAACATAACCCTAGGCGAGTATGATGTAGCCATTACCACAGCGCCGTCCAGAGATACCTTCAATGATTCGCAATTTGCTGAAGCCATTAGCCTACGTACTGCAGGAGTCCAAGTACCAGACGACGCTATTATTGAGTACAGTCATCTGGCTCAGAAAGATGAGTTGGCTAAACGAGTCCGTGAACTGATGGGGCAAGGAGAGCCGACCGAAGAAGAGATGCAAATGCAACAGATGGTACAGCAGCTAGAGATTAAACAGCTCCAAGCTACAGTAGGTAATCTAGAAGCTGATATAATGCACAAACAGACACAAGCTCAACTCAACCAAGCTAAAGCACAGGACATTATTATTGATGATCAGTTTGATGTTCAGAAACTCCAAGCTGAGATGATGTCAAAACGTGAAGATCTGATGTTTGATGTCCAGAAATTACAAGCAGAGCTTATATCTAAGCGTGAAGAATTGATGAACAAACTAGAAATCGCTAAGATTTCTGCACGATCTCACACCCATAACACAACCCACTAACCACCAAAGGAAAGACCATGGCACAACCCGGAGAAGATACAATCGAAAACACTGAGGAAATCTCAGAAGATCGCGGTGATACCGTAGCTGAGGTAGAAGAGGAACCTACCCCCGAGCCAGAACCTGAGCCCACTCCTGAACCTGAAGTCGTAGCCGAAGCAGAGCCCGAACCCGTAAAGGAGGAAAAGCCGGATGATATCCAGATTCCTAAACAGCGCCTTGATGCAGAGATTGCCCGTCGTAAACAGTTGGAAGAAACTGTCCAACGCATGCAACAGCAGACTAAGCAAGAAGAAGTTAAAGCTCCGGAATATGACTTTGACAGTAAGGAGAAAGAGTTCCTTAAAGCTATGTGGGCGGGAGAAGAGGACAAAGCCCTAGAGATCCGCTCCGATATACGTAAGGCTGAAGCGGAGCAACACCGTTTTACGGCTGAACAGCTAGCATCGACTTCGACCACACAGGCTGAGGCTAATGTACGGTTCAACCAGACGGTTACTCAGATCACTGCTGAGAACCCGTTATATAACCCAGAGCATGAGAACTATAACAAAACAGTTACGGACTACACCTTAGGACTGCGGGATAAGTTCATGGCGGCAGGGGACGATCCGTCTTCGGCATTAGTTGAGGCGTATAACATTACTAAAGCCCAGTATCCTGAATTATTCACGGCTAAAACAACAGAACCTGTTCAAGCCGTTAAGAAAGTGGACATCCAACAGAAGGTACAAGCAGCTAATAAACAACCCCCTGCATTAGCGGGAGACAGTAGTATAACTCGGGGAGAGAATGTGCTGGATGTGGCCACACTATCACAAGAGGAGTTCGATGCCTTACCTGCGGCCACCTTACAGCGCTTACGTGGAGATATACTGTAACTGCTTGACTTCATTATATAAGCAGTGGTAATATTCATCTGAACCTCAAAGTTCACCCCGTAGGGGGGATGGTCCTTCCCCTGAACCCCTACACTCCGTTTCTCAGTACGATAACTGAGCGGGCTCATTGCACGTCAACGTAATGACTTAGCTTACACCAGCGTAAAAGGTGACGAGGATCAGCCTCGATAAAAACAGGGTTAACGAACATCGGCTCGAAACCGAACCTTAACTTACGTTTTTATTTTGGAGAAATATACAAATGGCATATCCTAATCTAGTCTCGCCCGGCTCAACCAATTTTGGGCTATTAACTGACGAGCAAAAAACCACATGGGGTCGCGACTTATGGCGACAAACTAAAGAAAATTCATTTACGGATGCGTTCACAGGCTCTGGAATTAATGCCATGATCCAGAAAGTACCGTATCTTACTAAGAGCGAGAAAGGCACTCGCGCTGTTATCTCACTATTAGCAGAACTGGGTACAGACGGTATCGCAGGCGATAATCAGTTGGAAGGTAATGAAGAAGCGATGAAAAGCTACGAAATGGTCATTCAGATCGACCAGCTTCGTAACGCGAACCGCATCGCAGGTCGTATGGCTGATCAGAAATCAATCATCAATTTCCGTGAAAATTCACGCGATGTATTAGCTTATTGGCTAGCAGACCGCATGGATCAAATGGCGTTCTTAACAATGTCCGGTGTAGGTTATGGATATAATAATGATGGTACGTTACGGACTGGTAGCGGTCTGTCGGATCTAGAATTCGCAGCGGATGTCACTCCTCCAACCAGAGCTTTTGCTTGGACAGCCGGTAGTGCCTTAGCCTCTTCTTCTTTCACTTCTGCAGACGCACATACTATTGATGCTGCAGGTGATGGTACGGCTTCGTATCAGATGATCGTGGAGCTTCGTGCAAAAGCTAGAGACTTAGCTATTCGTGGCGTGAAAGGCGAGCAAGGTAATGAGTTGTATCACATGTTCGTAACCCCGCAAGTGATGAAGTCTTTGAAACTAGATACCGACTTCATAGCTAACGTTCGTAATGCTGGCGTACGTGGAGGAGCTAACCCATTATTCGCAGGTTCTGCGAGTTACTTAGTAGATGGCGTTATGATCCATGAGTTCCGTCATACTTATCATAGTGCGACTCAAGCACGGGCTCTGTTCTGTGGTGCTCAAGCTATGGCATTTGCTGACATCGGCGCTCCTACTTGGGTTGAAGATAACTACGATTACCAAAACCAATCTGGTATTTCGGTATCGAAGATCTTTGGTATGAAGAAAGCAGTCTTCAAACAAGGCCCTACTGTAGCAGGAACACCAGCTGATTTACTTCAAGATCATGGTTTGATGACTGTCGATCTGACTCAGTAAAACTGTTCTATCTTAGCAGTCTCTTGGTGGGGAGACTGCTTGTAGAAAACCCGCCCCTTCTCCGGGAGGGGCACTTTTTATAAGGACAGTGTATGGACAGCACGACTATCATAGATAAAGTACGCATAATCCTACAGGACCCCGATGCGGTTCGTTGGAATGCGGACGAGTTGCTCGGATGGCTTAATGACGGGCAGCGGGAAATCGTCCTGCTAAAACCTGAAGCAAACACTTCTAGTTTTGATACAGATCTGACTACAGTAGGGGAGACCCGCTTTAGTATCCCCAGCGATGGGGTATCTTTAGTTGAGGTAGTACGTAACCAAACTGGGAATAAAAGAGCGATCCGGTTAATTGACAGAGCATTCTTAGATGCACAGAATCCTGACTGGCATACCGGCAACAGTACGGCGGAAATTAAGTATTACATGGTTGATCCGCGCAACCCTCGAGAATTCTTAGTATCTCCACCCAGTGACGGAAGCGCGATAGTGGAGATAATATATACCAGTAACCCTGCAGAAGTAGTAGCAGACGGCGATATTGGTATAGACGCTATCTACGCTAACGCTTTAGTAGATTATATAAGCTATCGAGCCTATAGCAAAGACGCAGATCATGCTGCTAATGGGCAACGCGCAATAGCAGCCTATGGCACTTTTTTGCAATCCTTAGGGCTACAAACTCAGGCTGAGCAAAGAAGAGGAGCGACATAATGGCAAATTTAAATTTTGCTACGTTAATACCCCGAATTCAAGGGGAAGTACCTACTTGCCCGGATTTCATAATTGAAAGTCGTATCCAAGAAACGGCTATGGATTTCTTTCGGGAAACACGGATCTGGATAATTGATCTGGATACCGAGCCCAGCATACAAAATCTCGCTGACTACGATATTGATGTAAACAATCGGCAAGCCATCTGTGAGGTATTGTGGGTTAACTACCTAGACGTTTCTTTAGAGCCTAAAACAGAGCGACAGTTGTATAAGTTAGACCCGGCATGGCGCACTACAAAAGGTAGTCCTAAATACTATACCCAGCTTAGCCCAGATACTTTTACGATAGCGCCAGTACCGACAGATACGGTATCTAATGCGCTAAGCGCTCGCGCGGCTGTATATCCTACTATAACAGCTCCGAGTATGGATAGCGCCATGCTTAATGATAACTACAACGCGATAATTAACGGGACTCTAGCACGATTGTTATTGATGACCGGGAAGCTCTGGTATGACCCATCCCTAGGTGCAGCGCTAATGCAGCAATATGTGGGTTCACAAGAAAAAGCTAAACAACGCGCTGTGAACAATAATGTACGGGTAGTTCGCACCGTTAACTATGGAGGTATATGATGTTTTACACAAAAGCAGGGGATAGTAAAGAAGCAGCTGACCTCATCGATGTAGGAGGGCAAGCTAGAAGTTTCGCAGACGTAGCATTCGGTGATGCTATGGGTCAGTACAAACACTTAGCTCTAAAAGACAGAACCCCCGATCTACAGCGGCAAGCTAATAACGATTACTGGCAAAGTCAGGGAGTCTCAGGACCTCCTAGCACCGCACCTGGTGGTAGGCTCGGTGCAGCTGCTAACCCCAACTCGTTAGCGCAAGTCACTAATGTTGGGTACTCCACAGGTAAAAAATTCAGAGACTCAGCTCTCGGAGATATTGGTCAGAGCAGTCTAACCGACTATCTCGAGGGCCCGCACACAGATATTAAAAAGACTATGAATATCAATGCTAATGCTATGCTCCAAAAAGCACAGGCAGATAACAGCGTGGATTGGATAGGTGCAGCAGGTAATATAGGGCTCGGATTGTGGGATGGAAACCAGGCACGTCTTTCAGATGCACGAGGAAAAAAACAGCTGGAAGAGTGGCTAAGACAGTATGGGGGGACGTAATCGATGATTAGAGAAGAATGGGATAAGACCCAACAGGAACTCGCAGATGTAAACACGCAGATGCTCAATGAGGCTCAGGATACTAGTTATCTGGATAACCTCCCGGGCAATATCAGGCAGCAATCACAGAGCATAGCTGATGCGTCTGCTAGAAACCGTGAGCGCTATGGGATCTCACTTAACTCAGCTCAAACTCAAGCGATGAATAATCAGCGAGGGTTGAATACGGCTACTACCATCACAGGTATGACCAACCAAGCCCGTGATGATAGACAACAACGTCTTATGGATATGGCTAGAACTCGAGCAGGTTTCGGATTAGCGCTGAACAAAATGGGTGCAGACGCTAAGACTTCAGGTCTGGGTATACAAAAAGGCATTGAGTCTGCTAATTATGCTGCAGCTCAACAACAAAAAAATGCATTGTTAGGGTTGGGATCTCAACTACTAGGAGGAGGCTTAGCACACCTGATGAGCGGACGCGATTGGAATTGGGGGGATAGTTAGGATGCCAAAATTTAGATTAGGAACACAGTACGGCAACGGTTTCAAAGACTCGGCGCAAGCGCAGGTATACGCAGCGCAAGCAGCAGAGCAACAGATAAAAAACCAACGAGAACGGCTCAAAGATTTCCGTGACCAATACCTCAGAGTTGTAGAAAGTACACGTATCAGCCCTGAGCAGCCGTTTTCGGAACTAAATACGAACTATCTTAACAATCCCGAAAATGCAGACATGCTACAGAAGATAGCTAATATGTATTATGGGACGGCTGCAGGGCGGCAAAGTCTCGCAGGTCGTAAAAACGGGCAAAACATAGACAGGTTTGATAAGTTTATACCCACTGGGGATGGTAACTACAGCATGCAGTACTCAATGAAACCCGAAGATCATGGGTTTATTGGGGAGGTCACTACGGGCTTTACGGACTTCCTAACTGGGAAGAAAGTCCCAGCGACTAAATATCAGACAGCCCATAAAGGGGACGAGGTCCTAATAAACAGCGGAGCAGGCTGGGCTAACCCGATGCTTACTTCAATAGGGGTATCCCCAGAAGCATTTGACCAACGGATAGCTACTCAGGCTGCGAAGATACCTAAAGTTCCGGGGGATGTAGCGGATCCATTAAACGCCGCCAACACCGCTACAAACAATAGACCCTTTGCTCGCGTTGTTGAGGCTGCGATACTTAAGGAAAATCCCAATCTTACGCCGGAGCAGACAAAAAACCTCTTAGAAATTGGTGGGAGGAGTGTCGAAGAAAAGCTAAAACTTAGCCAAGCGAAGGAGCTAAAA